TTGCTCTTTCATCAAGTCCTGATCCACAGCAGCCATCTGTTCGCGGGTCCGGTTCCCGTAAAATTCGGTTCTTTCGTGGGCTGTCTCGACAGGTACGCGAGTCAGAATCAAACCGCCGTTCCCAATGACCCCGGCATGCTTGCCGTCATCAATGGTGGGCGCTTGGTATTCCGGGTGCTCTTCCGCGCGTACAGGCTCGTAGCCCTGACGCAGACGGTTAAAGACGTTGCCCTTGTCTTCTTCGCCTCGAATCGAGGCTCGAATCCAGCGATGCTTGTACCCTTCGGGTGCAGGCGGGGCGTCGAGAACACTGGGCGGAGCCCAAGGCTTACGGCGAGAATCAGTCTCGCGGGTATCAGCAGTGCGCGGTTTACGGTCCATTCTCTCAATCCTTCACGTACTTGGCGTATTCTTCCAGCGGAACGTTCAGCCGTTTCGCGATAGCGACCTGAGAAGGGGTCAACCTCACTGTTCGGCGCTCCTGTGTCGTGCTGCGGGATGCGGAGTTGCCAGCAGGTGCGACCTGACTTCCTCCACCCGGTTTTCTGGCCGCGAACTTCTGCGGAAATTCCGAGCGAAGCCTGCGGTCGATCTCAGTATAGTACTCTTCGGTGTTCGGGTCAAAGCCTTCGTCTTCGATCAGCGTCTGGTGGATCGTCAGGGCCGCTGTCGTCATCACCCGGTCTTCCCCGAACCACTTGTTCTTCTCGGCCCAGCTCTGGGCTTTGGGGTCCGGACGCGGAGCCTGCTGCGCCTGAGGCTGCGCTTGAACAGGGGTCTCCCGTTCGGTCCGCTGCGCATTGACAGACGCTTCCGACCGCTGTTTGGCCGTAGCGTAGCGCTGCTTTTCCAAGACGATCCTAGCGAGGTCTTCTTGCGCCGCAAGCATAGCATCCGAGTCACCCGACTCATACGCCACGCGATACGCGCCTTTGACCAGATGCTCTTGGTGCTCGAGCCTTGATCCGTATTCCGTCAAGTACCCAGTGTCGAGGGCCTGAACGCGGCTCTTGAGCTGCTGGTTCTCTTCCAGAAGCTTCTGAGCAATGCGCGTGGCTTCTTCGCGGTCGCGCTGTTCCTTCCGGTACTTCTCCGTGATTCGGCTGATGCGGGTCTGGACCTTCGTACTGTACGCGGAAAGCTCGTCTTCGTCGTCTGCGGTCTCCGCCGGAGGGGCAGAGCTTTCGGTCTCGACAATGATCTCCTGACCAAGGTCTTCCGTGCCGTCGTCGTTCTCGTTGCTCATTTGAGTCCTCACACGTGTTGGATGTCGTCGGGCTCGAGGATCGTGGCAATGACCTCATCATCGTTGATGATTCGAACCTCGCCTCCCTCGATCTTGAAGCGTGAACCGGCGTAGCGGCCGATGCACACCCACTGCCCCTCTTGGCACCAAGGCTCGGCGTTGTCGCCAAACTTGTTAGGGTCCTTGTACGCCAGCGGCCCGAGCCGCATGACATAAGCGACCACCGTCGCCAAAGCCTCCCGTTCCCGGACCTGATCCGGAAGGATCAAGCCGCCGTCAGTCTTGGCTTTGCCTTTGTACGGCATCACAAGAATGCGCCAGCCCGTGGGCTGCGGCAGTCGGTCAAGGAGGGGTTTTTCGATGAGGCCGGGATCGAGGACCCGGTCCTCTGCACTGACGTAGGCCGCAGATACGGAGGCAGGCTCAGCCTCTTTTGCAGCTTTCGTCTTGTTGATCCGATCTAGGACGTGCTCAGGAAGATAAAGTTTCTTCGACATCGTCAGACGTTCTCTCCAGCAGGGCTTTGAGTTCTTCCTTGGCGTAGGCGAGGCCCCGTAACTCGCCGACCATGTGTTGGTATTGATCCCAACCTGAAGGGAGACCGGCAGCAAGCGACTCTACGACGTCCTGCTCCCGCTCTCTCAGAGCCTTATACAAGGCTTTCGACAAGCTAACAACATCCATGCCAGAAACTCCCTATAAGTTTCTTGTTTATTGCATGGTTTCGTCAGCGCGTCAGCCTAGAAAATGCCGGAAAAACGCTGCGGACGAGCGATCTTGCTGTAGTTCTTGATCATGCCGCCCTTGGCCTTTTTGACCACGCCGCCTTTGGGCTTCTTGGCAGAGGGCTTCTTGCCGTAGAGACTGATCTCCACCTCAAGCTTTTTGCCCTCGTCCTCGGACTCCGACTCGTCTTCCGACTCGTCCATGTCGTCCATTTCTTCCATGCTCTTCATCGGCTTCTTGGCCATCACATCATCCCCTTTGCCTGTCGTTGGACATCGATCCGTTCGCGGTTAACCTCGTTGCGGTCGTCCGCGATCTGCTCCTGTAACTCAAGACGGGCAGAATCGGTGACTGCGCGCTGCTTCTGGTTCGCAGCCTCGAGCATGATCTGCGCCTGATCCATCTGCGCTTTGCGGGCTTCGGACTCCTGCTTGAGCTGCAGTTCGCGCATGCGAATTGTGACCAGAGGGTCTGCCATCGGATCGCTCGGAGGCGGAAGCAGGCGGGGCATGAGCTCGTCCAGAAGCTCTTTCTGACGCATGGCCACGAGCTGCTCCATCTGGGCAGGGTCCTGCATGCCTTGCTGTATCTGCATCATGGCCATCTGGACCATGACAGGGTCTGCGTTGCCCTGAGCCGCCTGCATCTGCGCTGCCGACATTGCGTCCTGCAGCTTTTGCTCCACATCCCGACGCGCCTTCAGGCCAAGGTGCTCCATGATGTGCGCGTAGAAAACGCCCATTGCAGTGGGCGATGTAGCGACCAGCGGCGACTTCATGAAAGTCAGGTGCATGTCGATGTGCAGATCGTGCATCTGCTCCGGAAAAGCCTGCGCCAGTTCGCCCATCAGGATGCGGGCGTTCTCCGTGACCGCGTCCATTGGCTGCGGCTTTGGCACCGGAGGAAGAAGTTCTTCGATGTTCTGGACCTCAAGCGCCTGATACATCCGGCGATAGGCCGCATGCAGGTTGTGGAGCTGCGGGGCCGACTGCGCCATCTGCAACTGGGTCTGGGCCAGAGTAACCCGCTGGGCCATCGAGAAGATGTTCGGGTCGCTGACCGGAATGACATCCACGCGGTTGTCGAAGTCGGCGGCGAACACCGTCCGCTGCGCTCCGGCAACCTCGTAAGGGTACTCCTGCGGCAGGTTGTCTGCAAAGATGCGAGCCAGAATGCGGAACTCAAGGCGCTGTGCGTAGTGCAGGCGCTTGTGGATCGCCGACATGACTTTCATGCCGCGCTCGAGCAGGGCAACGGTCGTGCCGACCGGGGCCTCTTGGTTCATGCTGCTGGTCTTCTCGTCCGCCAGTGAGATGAACCGACGGCCGCCTTCGACGAGACTGCCCAAGAGCTGACCCAACGTAGCGCTCGGCTCCTTGTATGGAAGCGGCATGATCGAGTTGCGCAGGTCTCCGCCGGGGGCGTCGATGTCCCGGAACTCGCCCGGCTTGAGCGGCTCGTCGCTGTTGCGGACCCGAATGCCGCGGGCCTTGAAGCCTGCAGGCAGGTTCGACAGGGTGCCTGCGTCGATAAGCTGGCGGAGAATGGACGTCGCAGCGCGGCCGAGACCGCCAATCATGTGAATCAGGCCAAAGCCGTAGAAGCCCAGACCGGGCATGAACTTGTAGTGGACAAAATACTGGCGCTTCTTGGCCAGATCGGTGCCCTCGTCAAAGTTCCGGCGGATGGACAGAACCTTGTTCGACCCCTTATCCACGGTGACGATGTAGGGTAGCTGGATTCCGGTGGGTTCACCCTGCGGATCGAGGTCCTCGAAGCCTTCGATGTCGAGGTTCACGTGCATCTCAAGCAGCGTGTAGGTGTCGCCAACCTCGGCCTCAGACCGCGCCGTGCCCTGCAGCTCATCGACCTTTTCGCGCACTGCGTCCGGATCGTCATACGAGGCGATCAGATCGACGTCGCGGTAGAACCCCGCAACCTGCATCTTGCGGATGTCGTTCTTATCCATCCGCAAAACGTGGGTCACGCGGGGCGAGGTCTGCAGATCGGACGCGGCATAGGGGACGACGAGGTCCTGTGCCGGGACGAACTTGGCCACAGCGCGCTGCAGGCCCACATCCCAGTAAACCTTCTTGAAGCATGAGCCAGAGAGCGGGAGATAGAACAGCATCTGGTCCATGTCCGGGTCATATTCTTCCATGACCTCGGTGATTTCGTAGTTCATGAAGTCGCGGACCCGGGTAGCCTGAGCCTCGCGCTCTTGGTCCTGCAGCCCCAAGATCGATGTCTTGACAGGGCCGCCAGACGGCAGAAGCTCCTTGTAGGCCTGTGCTTGGAACTGGGTGACCGACTCCGAGATCAACGGGTGCGTCACACCAGACGCGCCTTGGAAGGGCTCCGTCCGCTCGTCCGTCTTCAGGCCGAGCAGGTCCAAGCCCTTGGTGTAGGTCTCTTCCCACTCCGAGCGGGACAGAAGGTCGTCCTCGTATGAAGCGACCAGCTTCGAAGCGATCTCACCAAGGTACGCGTCGTCTAGGTATTCGGACAGGTTGGCGTCGTGGGGGATCACCACCTCGCCTTCAAGCGCTGCGAGAGCCTCGGCCATGGCCTGAACGGTCGCGCCGCCGTCAGCGTTCTGCGTAACCATCGCGCCGCCGGAGAAGTCCTCCGCCATCGGAAGCGAGAACTCGGCCGCAGGAAGACCCTCGTCCATGCCGCCTTGCATGAACCCGCTGTCGGTCAAAGACCCTGCCATGCGCGGTGCAACAGCCATCAGTAGTACTCCCGTTTGCGCGGAATCAGATCATCCGCAGCCTCTTCGCCATCTAATGCCACAAATCCACCCTGACGGAAACGCATTAACGCCAAGGTCATGCTATCACAATTGTGGACCAAAAGACCACTGGCATAAAAGCAGTGAGCATCTGCAACCTTAAGGTCATAGACCCTTGCGCTCTCTCCGGTTTCGACGACTTTTTCTACTGGCGCACGTCGCAGAGCAGAGTTTTGCTCGACCTGTCGGCGAAGGGAACGACGAGCCGCACTCCTCGCACGTTGCAGATTTTGGGTCAGCTCGTTCAGCAGCGCGTTTCTCTCTGAGGCGATCACGGGCAAGGTCGAGGAAGCCTGCTGAAACTTCTCGGTGCCACGCTCTCCCCTCTTCCCCCTTATGCCAGTTAACCGCTTTTTCCCGGCAGCGTGCCAAATGCTCGAGGTTCCCATCAGAAAGGCCGTGTTCACGTCGATCTTCTTGGTGCTCTTCCCAATGTACCGAAGAGGGGAGGCAGGTGAGGTTTTTGGGATCATTGTTTTGCCCATTCCCATCCAGATGGTGGATGTGGTGTCCCTCTGGAATGGGTCCGTTGTAGTGTTCCCAAACATCTTGATGGAGAAACCGGTAGCCCCCAGAACGGGAGAAATACTCCCGAAGATGCCTGTGGCGAGAGTTCGGGTAGCGGCGATAGCGTCTTCCACCAAAGACGACAAGCTCCGACGTGACCTTTGGGTCGATTTTGAAGGGCACAGCAAAAGCTCCTTTGGTGGTGCGAGCTTTACTGTATCTGACATGGTTACTGTGTCAAGGCGCTTCCATCCCGAAATGGTCGCCACCCGATGGTTCGCTGTCCCTTGTAAAGTCTTACCCCCCGCGGTCAGCTTGATCAGGGGATGTATGCCTGTAAACTGAGACGCCAAAACAGGTTTGGGGCCCATTGGGGTGTGTACAAGGTCTCCGACCCTGATGTACTCAATTGGCAAGGAGCTGCCGTCAGCCATTAGGATTGGGGTGCCTTCTGCCAAGCAGAAGTCGTCATGATCGCCATTCGGAAAAGAGGTGATCTCTTCGATGACTTCTTCGGAGAAGCTCTTGTCCTCTGGAGCCCACACCATGCCCGCCTCAAACAGGGGAGCAACCATGTGCATGCGGCTTACCTTGTCCCGACCGCCGCCTCTTCCGCCGGGCGAAAACCCAAGGGCAGGGATGTTTTTTAGGCGCAGTTCGTCGATGAGCGGCTGGCCCGTGGCCTTGGCTTCGACCAGTACCATGTCAGGCTGCCAGTACTCGTGCTCCTCAAAGGCGACCTGCTTTAGCTCCGGAAAGCTCCATCGGCCTCGCTGCGCGTCAAGCAGGATGATGTGATCCGCCCCGTCGATCTCAGGCTTGAAAATACCCCATGTCGTGATCGCCGAATAGTCGGCGCTCTCCTTTTTGGAGAAGGCCGTGTCGTAGGCCTGAATGATGTAGTCGAGCCGTGGGACATCTTCCTTCTCCCACATGCGCCACCATTCTTTTCGGATGATGCCTGCGTCCGATGTCGTTGGCTGCTGCTGCCACTGCGCCGACCACTTGGCCAAAGGAAGCGACGCCTTGATCGACAGGAGCGCGTTCTTCTCCCAGAACTCCGGCCAGAGCGGGTCTCCCGATGGCATGATGGCAGGGAACTCCACCACCTCCCACTGGTCGGACATGACGTCCGAGCCCTGCGCTTGAAGCAGGCGGCCGGTCAGGTCACGCTTCCCCCAGCGCGTCATAACGACGATGATCGCACCACCCGGCTGCAAACGCTGGCGGGGGCCAGAATCT